TAAATATCTCGCAATACCCTTTGTGGTATCCACCATCTATTTCGGGTTACGAAAAGGTGAAAATGACTATTACGACTCAGACGACTATGACGGAAATGGAACCGCTCACTAAGGGCATTGTTATCTTTGGAGCAACGGGAGACCTTTGTAAGAAGAAACTAATTCCAGCACTATACAAACTCTGGCAGAAGAAATTATTACCAGACAACTTTTTAATTACTGGTTGCTCTAGGAGAGATCCTGGAGCACAAGCGTGGAAAGAATCTCTGGGAGAATATCCAGCAGAATTTTTACATCAACTAGATTACATTTCGGCAGACTTGGACAATGTTGATACTCTTTCTCATCTTCCTGATTACCTACACGACAATACGTATTTTCTGTCCGTTCCTCCAGAAAGGTACGCTAACGCAATTGTCAATCTTAAAGAGGCGGGTAAACTCGATGACCCCGACCATTCCCGCGTGGTTATCGAGAAACCCTTTGGATACGATTATAAATCTGCTGATCATTTATCAGCTGTGGTTGCTAGACATCTACGCGAGAAACAAGTATATCGCATTGACCATTATCTCGGTAAAGATACTGTCAATAATATACTTGCTACTCGTTTCAGCAACATTCTTCTGGAACCACTTTGGAACCGCCAGTATGTAGAAGAGATCCAGATCTATGCTTCCGAAACTATTGGATGTGAAGGTCGCTCTCAATACTACGAAACTGCTGGAGCAGTTCGTGATATGTTACAGAACCATATTCTACAGGTGCTAGCACTTGTAGCAATGGAACCACCTAGTAAGATGAATGCCAGGGAAATCAGACGTGAGAAGACAAAGGTACTCGCAGCTACTAGAATGTCTGAGAACATTATTCTCGGACAATACCATGGCTACCGTGATGAAGAGGGCGTTGATCCTAACAGTGGTACTCCTACCTATTTCGCTGGTACTTTATTCGTTGATAACTGGCGTTGGGAGGGAGTTCCTTTTAACGTCATGACTGGCAAGAAACTACCATACCAGTGTGTAGAGGTAGTTATCAAACTCAAAGCACCACCATTAAAACTATATGAGGGCGAGGTCAATGATCGTATCGTTATGCGTTTACAGCCTAATCCTCATCTTGATATCCGTATGGATATTAAATCTCCTGGACTAAATGATGATTTAGAGTTAGCAACTCTAACACACGCATACCCAGAGGATAGAGCAATAGATGGTTACGAAAAACTTCTTTATGATGCTATCAATGGCGACCAGTCACACTTCGTCCACGCTGATGAAGTTATGGAGTCTTGGAGGATCGTTGATGACTTACTTTGCACTGGTGATAGTTGTCCTATTCGTACTGTACCTTATATCTACACTGGTGGATGGGGACCACACCACAAAGTAGATCGTATTACTAATTGGGATTTTCCAGCATGATGCATCACGTTCAACTGTTCGTTAGAGCAACTATGCAAACCCCATGGTGTTTAGGAGTCATGGGGTTCTTGCTTGTATTCGTTCCCATCTTAGGTATGTGGGCGGTCCATAAATACGGATGGGAACATTGGGAACCTTTTAGTCGTCATGAACCTCCTACTCCGCCCCCTGAATGATATCAATGACCCTGTTTGGAGCGTGATCTTCTCGATCATCTTACTCCTAGCGGGGGTTTTTTATGTCGTGGCATATATACTAGGAATTGATGAAAGAGAATCCCATGGGAGCGATGACACCCCCGAGTCGTAAGAGTTGTTACAACTTTCGCGTGGTATCAATAGATAAAGTGTTGGACGGAGATACCATCGATGTCACAATTGATCTCGGTTTTGACCTTTATAAAAAAGAAAGAGTTAGAGTTGCTGGTGTGGACACGCCAGAGAAGAGAACTAGAGACCTTGAAGAAAAGGAGCTAGGTATCGATGCGACGAATTGGCTCAAAGAGAAGTTGGATGGTGCCATTAGTGGGGATGACGATCTTGTTATTCGTACTGAGCTTGTTGGTGGTGTCGGCAAGTATGGTCGTCTACTCGGATGGCTTTATATTGGAGACGGTGAACTTTCCTTGAATGAACAAATGATCACTGAGGGATATGCGTGGGCATATGATGGTGGTACTAAACAAAAAGACTTTGAGGAGTTAAGGGAGATTAGGAGATCATATGGAACCCTCACCTGATCCTAGAAGAGATGAGTTTGATTTTGAATGGTGCCTGAGCGTTGAAGATGTTCGGGCACTTTATAATATCATATGTTACAGTATCGAAACATGGCCTGGTTCTCCTAGGCGTCCAGCAGAAGAACAAGAATACCTGAAACACGTTCGGACGCAGTTGTTTGCGATGCTCGCAGACTACTCCTTTACAGAACTTGATACAGACAGATAAAATCGTAATATAAATTTACACTATTTTTTCCTAGATACAGTATAATCATATTGTAGCTGAGTGTAACAAATATGCTAGGTCTTTACCTTGTAGTTGCCATCGTCCTCCTCTGTATAGCATACGCTGGTGTAGAAGAGACGATGCGATTATTTGCGTATCTAGATCTTCAGTTGCGCTTTGCGTGGGTAAGGTTCAGAATGATGTTGATGCGTAGGAAACTAAAGCGTCAACTCGATAAGAGCTTTGCTGAATACCGTAATCTAAAGGAGACTACCAACAATGACCGATGATAGGGAACTGTCCGATCTGTCGTTAGATAGAAAGGAATGTCCAAAGTGTGGTGCCATCTGGTTGGCAGGTCAGCACTACTGGTCGGGAACTGGAGTAAAAGGAAATGATTTGGATCTTGCTGGTCTGGTCTGTAATAATCTTGGTGATGACCGTTGTATCAATCCTGTCAGAGGACAAGATGGCGGTGATACCTGGGACAAGAGAATGGAAGATCTGGAAAAATTTGGAGAAGAAAAACAAGGTAGATGGTGGGACAAATAAATACTAGTGGTGAACTAGTGTTTTGTTGTGTCAAGTAATGATGTCTATCTTGGTAACCCGAATCTAAAAAAAGCGGGTACACCAATACAATTTACGCAAGAGCAGATTAACGAGTGGATTAAGTGTAAACAAGATCCAATCTACTTTGCGATGAATTATATTCAGATCATTTCTCTTGATGAAGGTCTTGTGCCTTTTAAGATGTATGATTTTCAAAAAGAAATTCTAAGGGACTTCCATGAGAATAGATTCAATATTGCGAAACTTCCTAGACAGACTGGCAAGTCAACCACCGTTGTTGCCTATCTTCTTTATTATGCTATCTTCTACGATAGTGTTAACATTGGTATTCTGGCTAACAAAGCTTCAACAGCTCGTGAACTCCTAGGCAGGTTACAACTTGCTTATGAGAACTTGCCTAAGTGGATGCAACATGGTATTCTTGTGTGGAACAAAGGTAATGTGGAGTTAGAAAATGGCAGTAAGATATTGGCAGCTTCTACGTCTGCAAGTGCTGTCCGAGGCATGTCGTTTAACATTCTCTTCCTCGACGAATTTGCCTTCGTTCCAAACCATGTTGCGGAGCAATTCTTTGCCTCTGTTTATCCTACTATTACTTCTGGTAAATCAACGAAGGTAATTATTATCTCCACGCCAAATGGCATGAATCACTTCTACAAAATGTGGGAAGATGCTAGACGTGGTAAAAATGATTATGTAACAAATGAAGTCCACTGGTCACAAGTCCCAGGAAGGGATAACAAGTGGAAAGAAGAAACAATTAAAAACACGTCACCACGACAGTTCGCACAAGAATTCGAGTGTGACTTCCTCGGATCTGCAGACACGTTGATTAGTCCAGCAAAACTACAAAATATTCCATTCCACGATCCAATTAAATCAAATGCTGGACTTGACGTGTATGAGAGAGTCGAAAAAGATCACGAATACATTGTTACTGTTGACGTTGCCAGAGGAATCGGTGGTGACTACAGTGCTTTTATCGTGTTTGATATCACCACGGTCCCGTATAAAATCGTTGCCAAGTACAGAAATAATGAGATTAAACCTGTACTGTTTCCCTCAGTAATTTTTCAAGTCTGTAAGGAATACAATAATCCATACGTATTGGTAGAGGTAAATGATATTGGTGACAGTATTGCTGCTACTCTCAACTATGATCTTGAGTATCCTAACGTCCTTATGTGTGCGATGCGAGGAAGAGCAGGACAAGTTGTAGGACAAGGTTTCTCTGGCAGCAAGACACAACTAGGTGTCAAGATGAGTGTGACCGTTAAGAAGATCGGTTGCTCTAACCTCAAAGCAATTATCGAAGAAGACAAGTTGCTGTTTAATGACTTCCAGATCTTCCAAGAACTTACCACGTTTGTACAAAAGAAACAAGCATGGGAAGCAGATGAAGGTTATCATGACGACCTTGTTATGTGTATGGTTCTCTTCGCATGGTTAGTCATGCAGGAATACTTCAAAGAGATGACTGACCAGGATATCAGAAGGAGGATTTATGATGAACAAAGAAATCAGATTGAGCAAGACATGGCTCCTTTTGGGTTTATTGACGATGGTATGGGCGACGATACCTTCATTGATGCAGATGGCAATCTGTGGGAATATGGAAACACCCAAGAAGAAGTCGGTTATATGTGGAACTACTGATGGATATTGGGGATCAGTTCAGTCTGGAACATCTTCTTTTCAAAGAAAGGGTATGTAGAACTTGTGGTAAGAAGAAAGATTTGATCTCAGACTTTTATTTGACACGTAAAAATAAAAAAGGTCATCCGTCAGCATATGCTTACGAGTGTAAAGATTGTACTATTATAAGAGTAGTAGCAAGCAGGTTGGCAGATAAGATATTAGATCGCTGGGAGTATCCAGACTGGTAGTTCATGCATTGTTCACCACCTCTGAAGGATTCAAAAATCTAAATACTTACAGATAAATTTGATATCTAAGAGG